GCGTGTTTAAACACATCTTCTTTGACTAAATTATTAGCAATGAATAATCTTCTTAATACATCTTTCTTTGTTTCTGCTGTTTTATTATCTGACATTTTTTTCTTTTTTTAATTTATTATTTGTTTTCTTTTCTGATGATACTTTGTATAATGTTTTAAACATTTCTTCTGTTCCCATGTATTGTGCTATCTTATACATTTCTGAATAATATTTTTCAAAGTCATCTAACTCTTCTTGCTGTCGCATAAATACTTCTTTCATTTTTCCCATTTAATTAATTTTAGTTATTATTATTTTTTGATTCTATATTTAGGTGTTAAATAAACTAACCTATTGTTTACTTCGTGTTTACCACTATATGAAAAATAATCATTCATATCTATTGTGTTCTTTTTATACAACTCTTTAAAATACCTTTCTTCTTTAAGTTGTTTTATTAAAGCTTTGCTAGACTCTTTCATCACTATCTGCTCTATAACAATTCTTAGAGCAATATCTAGTATCTTCATCTAGTTCATCTCCACAAAACCCACACTTATATACTTTCTCTACTAAATCAATGTCATCAGACCATTCTCCACAATCATCACATATATATCCTTCTGGCTCTGTATGTTCTTTACAGCTATAACATAAACCACTTTCTGATATTTCTGCTTCACAACACATACTTACTGTGTCTGGTTCGTACCCTGCATTACAGCAAGGAGTTGCTAATTTATCACACATATTAAAAGTTTATGATTATTATTTTCTTGTCTAAATCTACAAACACATCTTGAGGTTGGATGCAATTACCCCACTGTATATCTGAAGTATCTGATTCTAAAGTCCAACCCTTATCATTTGAATCTATTTGTTGTCTATCCTCTTCAAGAACTGATTCATCATCTTGAAAAACAACTCCAACAACTCTTGTGGCATAAACTCCTAATTCTTTTATATACTCTTCTCTAAACTCTGCATAATACTGCCATTCTACAGTAAAAGCACCTTCTAGTAAAAATGTATCACCTATATTTTCTGTTTTGGTTTTGTTGATTGTAACATCGTAACCAGCGATATTTGTTTTGAAATCCATATTGTTTTGTTTTAATTAGAATACAATGTAATGACTAATATTTAACTTTACCAAATTATTTTGTATAAATCTTTATTCCACTAACTTCCAAACTCTATAAAAAACATTGTGTTATATTGTAGTTATGAATTGGTATAGTATAAAAAATATTGCTAAAAGTCAAATGACTGAGGTAATGATATATGATGAAATTGGTAATTTTGGGGTAGATGCCAAGTCTTTTATTAATGAGATAAAACAAATCCCTAATGATACATCTGTTCTTTTAAGAATAAATTCACCAGGCGGTTCTGTTATAGATGGTTTAGCAATATATGATGCTATAAGCAGGATGCCACAAAAAGTTACTGCTCGTATAGAGGGAATTGCTGCTTCAATGGCTAGTGTTATTGCACTTGCTGCTGATGAAGTAATCATGAGTGAAAACTCTCTTTATATGATACATAATGTTTGGGGAGGTGAAGTTGGAGATTCAGATGATTTAAGAAAAGCTGCTGACCTTATGGATAAAATGGGTGAAAGGCTAATTAATATATATGTTTCAAAAACTGGTCAGACAGAGGAACAAATCCGTTCTTGGATGAATGAGGAAACTTGGTTTAACAGTTCAGAAGCACAAGAAGCAGGTTTTATCAACTTAGTGGAAGAGCCTATAAAGATGGCAGCTATGTTTGATATAAAGAAGTACGACTATAAGAACACAAGTCTTGTAGAAAAATTATTTAATAATCAAAAAAAAGGAAAAATGGAAAAAGAGTTTGAAAACTTAAAAACTTTCATTTCTGATATGTTTAATAAAACATCAGAAACTAAAGAAGTAAAGATTCTTGACAACCAAGAAGTATCTAATAAAATGATTGCTATAGAAGAGTCTATTGAAGAGTCTAGTAAAGCTATTGTTGAATTAAATGGTTCAATAGTTGAAAAGGATGGTTATATTGCAACACTAGAAGCAGAAATTGCTACTTTCAAAGTTGCTAAAATGGAGGGGACTCCAAGTGGAGTAGTGCCTAGTAAAGATCCTAGCCCAACACCTTCAGCTAAATCTGATAACCAATGGGATGTTTATGCTAATGATATTGCATCAGATAGTAAAGTATTCTTCAAAAATTAATTAACAAATAAAAAAATAAAAAAATGGCAAATGTATTATCAACTAGTTTAACATGGAACCAGGAGGATGCGAGAAAATATTTCTTAGCACCTTTGTTCTATGAAAACAACCATCTTATAGGGATGGATGTTATATCTGATGTTTCTGGAGCTTCTATCTTATTAGATAGATACACTTCTGTAAAAGACATCACAAAATCAATGAGTACAACAGCTTCTTTTACTGCTGATGGAACTCAATCAGCTAACTCTAACATAACTTTAACATTATGTAGATTAGAAGTTGAACACGCACAAAAAGCAGTAGCTTTACTTTCTCATATCAAATCTCAATTACTTAAAAAAGGAATTAACAGAGCTGATATGTCTGGAACTGTGTTTATGGAAATTGTTTCTGCAATCGTTATGCAAGGAATTATGAGAGATTTCTCTACTATTTTATGGTGGGGTGATGCTACTAATGGTGCAACTAGTTCAACTCAATTAATCTGTAATGGTATTTGGAAATACTTAGATGGTCATGTTGGAGCTTTATTACCAACTTCTCAAGTAAAAGTATTTAATACTAGTATTATTCAAACTTTAGAAGATATGTTAGCTGCTCGTTCTGTAGAATTAGCTACAACTGACAATCAATTAATTTACTGCTCAAGAGCTTTTGCTGAAGGTTATGCAGCAGAATTAAGAGCTTCTAATGGTTCTCATGTTGCTGCTTATGCAGATTTACAAAATGGTGTTGGTGCATTAAAATTCAATGGTGTAAGATTAGAGGTTGTAAACTCTTGGGATGTTGATATTGCAGCTTATGGTGCTGCTTTAGCAAATATGACAAATGGTTTAGCTCCAAATGCTGTAGGAGATACTAAATGTGCAATCTGGACTGCTGTAAATAACATTACTGTTGGTACTGACTTTGTAGCTCAAGATGTTGATATGTGGTACAATAGAGATGAAAAAGAAAACAGATTCAGAATGTTGTACTCTATGGGTGTTGCTGTAAAAGAGCCTGGAATGTGTGTAACAATGACACAAGATTAATAACTAATATCTCTTAGGGGAGTTAATAGCTCCCCTAAGTTTTTAACTAAAAAAAAATAAATAAAAATGGCTTTAACTAAAGGACACGCAATTATATGTTGCGACAGAAACCGAAGAGGTGGATTAAAAAGAATCTGGTTGATGGAACAAGGAGGACTTACAGCTGTAGCTTATGCAACTGCTGGAACAGGTCCAGGTTCTGATGCTGCTGGAGGAGAATTTAATGCTTTTTCAGGAACAACTTGGTACGAATTTGAATTTGATAGAGGAACTGCTGGTTTCACTGCAAATGCAACAAGAGAGAATGGTTCTACTCTTGTAAATATAGAATTAATGTTTTATCTTCCAAAAGTAACTGAAGAAGTTAATGCAAGATTGAGAGAATTAACAGAATCTTGTGGGGTTTATGCTTTATGCGAAACTTATGCTGATGATTGTGATACTACTGCTCCAGAAACTTACTTCTTTATATTAGGATATGATAAAGTATTTGAAAAGAAAGCATACTTAGAGTTCGCTTCAGGTGAACAAGCTACAGGTGTTGGACTTCAAGATGCTAATGGAACTGCTGTAAAACTTGCTGGTGTTCACGCTGAATACCCAAGAGAAGCAATTCTAGTTATATCTGCTGCTAATGCTGATCCTGGAACATCTGCTTGTATTGACTTCTGGCAACCAACTACAGGAACTACTTTAGCTTGGACTGCATCGTAGGTTGAATTTTTTATAAGAAATAGGGGGTTAATCCCCCCTTTTCTTTTATCTTTACAAAAAAATATCATGAAATATATATTCATTAAGGATTATTTTTTATCTGCTGATGATGATAGTGTTAAGGTAGCAGGAAATAGCTTTTCAGTTTCATTTAATTCTGTTTTAAGCCAAAAGGTTTTGTCTTTTTTAAAGGATAAACCTTATGTTAGTTTTGAAGGGGAAGTAAAAGAAGAAGTTATAGAACAGCCTAAATTCAAAATAAAAAAGAAAACTATCAGAAATGAGCAGAAAAAAACAGCAAAAGGAAGTATTAACTCAAACGAAAAAGAGTCCTAAGATATTAGGTTACTCATTTTCTAAAGATGTATCAAAAGATGCACCAAAGGAAAAAAGTTTAATCTCTGAGGTATTAAGAGATGAATGGATTCCTTTTGGAGAAAACAACCTATTTCCACAAGAATTATCCGAGCTTTCAAGGTCTGCATCTACTCATAGGGCAATACTTGGTACAAAAACAACATTTAGTATAGGTGAAGGATTAAGGACTACAAATAAAGCCTTAAAATCATTACTAGAAGATGTTAATGTCTATGGTGAGTCTATGGATGATGTTGCTAAGAAAGTTTTATCAGATTATTGGAAGTTAGGAAATGGTTATATGGAAGTAGTTCTAGGTCAGGGTTATATAAACTTTTTT